AACCTACCTACGAACCGGCAGGGGCCGTTTTAACCGCCTTTAAAATCTTTTCCACTTCGCTCCGTCCGAGCGACCGGATCGCCGCCTGAAAAATTGGGTTTTCTTCTCCCTTGGCCATCACTAAAAAGGCAGGGGAGCCGACGATGTCACGGATGGCTGCATGGGCGATGACCGGATCGGCCGCGTCGAGTTTCCCGGCCAGCATTCTGGACATGTTTGCAAGACGGGTCTTGCCGGGGTTCGAATCGAAGCCGGGGTCGATCCCTTCCGGGACCATGAGGGTCTCGCCGGTTCGTTTGTTGAGCCAGGCGCGTTTTTTGATCGGCGGGGCCGTTGTTTTAACCGGGACCGTCTGCTTTATCAGCCGTCCGGTCGGCAATCCCGTTTCCGGGTTTAACTCTGCGGGCGCGTTGGAATCGGGCATGCCGTTTTGCTCCAGATCGCGCTTTTCTGCATTGCCTACCTGCCGTATATGGCATTTGCAGCCGTAACCCATCGGAGGCATGTGGGTGTTCCACCAGGGATCGTCTACCGGCAGAAGCGTCCCGTTCCATGCCAGGTGCTGAGGCCGATGCCGCTTGGAACTCCCTATTTGAAAGAGCAGATAAGGCAACGCTTTTTTGGTGCGCTCGACACGCTGCCATTGACCAGCCGCGCGGGCCGTCCGGCAGTTGACGTTAAAGATGGTCCGGAGCCGTCTGGGGCTTCCGAGTTGAGCCTCGATGGTTTGCCCATTCATGGGATCCAGCATTTCCTTTTTTCCCCACCAGCCAAGTTTCTGCAGGCGCGGTGTGAGTGTTTTCTGAAATTCCCGGAGGGTGATTCCTTCCTCGATCGCCCGTTCGACCTCTGTCCGGATTGTCTCCAGGACGTCCATCTGCATGGCCTTGGCTACCGTGAAACCAACGGCATGCTCCTCGCGCCAGACATCGCGGTAGTCGAACCCGACTTTCCAGCCCTTGTTTTTGATGTAGTCGACGGCCTCTTTGGGAGCCGGTCCGAGCGTTGTCTTTTTCGCAGTAGCCACGCTTACACCTCATCCGTCGCATCGCCCATCGCGCGGGCCTTGAGCATGGCCGTTGCCAGGGCATCAGCAAGGGGTTGCACATCCTGATCGCCATAAATCTGGGGCAGTCGGGTCAGCAGATCCTGGAGCGTGAGTCCCGAGGCGATCAACTCCGCGATCGCCGCATCGATTCCGTCGATAACGGGAGACATCATCGGTTCCCAATCGCTCAGTTCCTCGTCAATCAGGGCATCGACTGCATCCGGATCGTCTTCCGTTTCGGCCTGCCCGTTTTGATTGATGGCTTTCGCCGTTCGGTTTGTCGCCGATTTTGTTTTTCCGGGTTCGGGGGGCGGAGCAGGATGCGCGGGCCCCATCAAAATCTTTGCGCCTTCTGCCGGATCCGGCAGGCCCAATTTGTCGCGCACCACCGATTGTTCGACCTCCAGACCCAACGGAACCAGGTCTTTCAGCGCGGCGGAAAGGGTTTTGATGTCTTCCTGCTTGACCGCGCGGAGGCACAGCCAGGGATAAATTTCCTGCGGGCCGTAATTGAGATCGATGAACGGCCGGACGAGATCGCGGTTTAGCGTTTCCTCGATCTGTTCGGCATCATCGTCACGGATGTCGTCCCGGACTTCGGACTGGAGCTTTTCATCGCCGAGTTTTCCCGGCGTTCCGCCGCTAGATGATCTCTGGCCGACGATGGCTACGCTCAGTCCATCATCGAGATAGACGGCGAGGATTTTATAAAACTCATTCGCGCCTGCGCTCTTTGCGGCCTCCACGAGTTCGATCAACATGGAATCCGGGAAAACGGCGGCAGCATCACTGCCGAGATTCGCTACGGCCATTTTCAGGATATCGATGTCTTTGGGATCGGCACCGGCGGGATATTTGCCCAGGCGCAGCGGCATTCCGAATACCTCGGAAAAAGCCATCCAGTCTTTCATGGTGTAGCCGTGGCACATAAAAGACCAGGCAGCCAGCCGGGCGAGCCCCCCCCGAATGGGAATGCCTGATTTCATGACCGGCGTATGGACGATGAATTTATACGGCGGAAGCGGAATCCCTTCGAGCGTATCGCTTTCATCGATCAAGCGCACAACCGAAAGGCTTTCGCGATCAAAACGGAAGAAACGCTGAGACCGCCATTTGTAGGTCGGCAACCACTGTTTGCCGGAGCGGTCCCAGATGATTTCGGAAACCGCAAAGCCCTTTGCAATCGCATCGAGCATGTTTTTGATCAGGGAGCGCATGCCGGGGCGTTTGATCAGATTGCGTACCGCATCGGCCAATTTTTGATCGGGCTCATTATCGCTTGCGGCCTCGACAGTGAGCGGAAGGCGCGACACGGCCAATTTACGTTTGGAAAGCTCGGCATAGTAATGCAGGTGCCGCTCTTCCATCTCTTCGGCCAGGACCAGATAATCGTCATGATCGCCATCAGAGGCAGAGCGGAGCAGGCGGGCCAGTTTGCCTGGTGTGAGACCGGAGGCGATTTGATTTGTCCAGATCGACCGGACGCCGGCAAGCGTCGGCGCGGCCAGCTCTTGCGTCAGCTTGTTCATTTCGATGGGACGGTTGAATTGATCGTAAAGTGTCACCATTACCAGAGCCCCTCTCCGCGTCCGAGACCGGCTGTTGCGGCCACAGGGCGCTCATACTCGCGTGATTCTTTCTTCGATACGGATTCATAACCGTAGGCGACGCCGGGCTGCGACGCGGCCTCGATGGCCAGAGCCAGCGACCAGAAGCGGTCCGCATGGCCGTCCTGGGTCCTCTCGGCGGTGAAGCGGATATTGCCCGCCGCTGTTGTCTGTTTTGTGACGGCTCTCAGGTCTGCACGGATTTTCGGTCGGTATGGCAGCCGGAGTTTTCTATCCTCAAATCTTCCACGTACCGGGTAAGCCAGTGCTTCCTTGACATGGGGCGTAAAGGTCACGAGTTCGACTTTGCGCGTACCGAATGCATCTTGGGCATCATCTCCCCATCCGATACCCAGTCCCGTGTAGTCGAAACAGACCCGATCGACTAACTTGAGCCACGGCCAAATCACTTTTTCCTGATCCGACTTTTTCATATTGGACAGTTCGATGATTTTTCTCGTGTAAAGCACGTCTCCCAGCTTTTCCAGTATCCACAGGACCGTGAGATCCTTCTTGCGTCCGATATCAAGCCCGGCATAGAGCCTTCCGCCACTCCATTTCCAGCCGCGAACTTCCGGGTCGTACTCCATTTCCCAGAGATCTCCGGGAGCATATTCGCAGGAGGCGATCAGGTCGTATTCCAAAAACGCGACGTCGTCGTCGCCGGGGATGCACATGTATTCTTGCTGGAATGATTCTTCGTCTGCGCATCCTGATTTCACATGATTGTAGTAGGCCGCCTCGTCCATGTGCTGCACTTCATCATCGTCCGGAAGCGACTGCTGGAGTTTGTATAAAAAGCCCTGATCCAGCGCGTCCTGAAGCGTGACTCGGTGATAGCTGATTTTTTTGGGATTGCCGTGTTCTTTGATCTCGCGAATTAGGCCGTTGAAAAAGTTCGCGCTGCCGCGATGGGTGGAGATAACCTCCATATTCCCGCCCCAGGTAATACCAGGGTAAGCGATGGTCCAGAGTTTTCTCGGATCGGGGTGCAGAGCGAATTCATCAAGCACGCGCCCGCCTCGTTTTCCCGCCTGGGCGTCCGGGTTGCTGCTCATCGAGTGGATGCGCTTGCCCGACGTAAAGTTGAGCACATAAGCGGAAATCTTTTTTTCTGCATCGATTACTACCTCACCCAGATCCTGGGCGGCCAGGTCAAGCACCTTCGCAAACATTTTGCAATCTTCGATAAAGAGCCGGGCCTGAAGGTCGTCACGGCTTGAAACCCATTGATCCCATCGCGATCCGGCTTCGGCGGTGCGCTCGACGCAGGCGTAACCCGTCCCCCAGGAAATTCCTATCTGGCGCGACTTTTCCATGAGCTTCAGGCGACTGTGATCGTTAATCCAGCGCTCCTGATAGGGCAGGAAAAGCCCATCCGGATTGGGTGGGATTATTTTGGCGTTGCCTTTTTTCATTGGGCCATCATCAAAACGTCACGACGGATCTTTTTAATCGTCTCCGGAGAGACACCTTCTTTACGGGCAGTTGCTTCAACAGCATCCGCAGCTTCTGCCAGCGCTTTTTTGCGCGTCTCGGCCGCGAATTTTTTCTGGTCAACGCTTGCCTTGCTCAGCTTGGAAACCATGATCCCCATTTTGGGGAATATCTTTCGAAACTCTTCCTGGTCCTCGTTTTGCAGGTTGATCAGGACATCGAACGCCTTTTCCTGGACAAGAGAAATGAGGGCTTCGTTCATTGCGCCCTCATCGTCTTTGACCACTTCGGCGACGGCCTTGGCCTGCTCGGTGGCGATCCGGATCGCGGAGAGCCGGTCCTCAAAATTCTGTCCATATCTGTGCACCGCCGAGCGGGAGATCTCAAAGCCCTGCTCTCGCAACCACTTTGCGATCTCGTCGTAATTGCAGAAACCGGTCCGGACCAGGCGATGGTTGAGGGCTGCCTTGATTTCGTCCGGGAGTCCGGTTATTTTCGAGCGTGCCGGCATTCAATCACCACTTCTTGGGTCGTGCGATTCCCGCATCGCAATCGACCGTGTATTCCACGACATCGATCCCGTAGCTATTGATTTTTGCTAACCAGACGGGTCGGTTTTCCTCGACGGAGATCAATTTGCGTTCTTTCAGATAATCGAGTTCACGGCGGATCTCGTTTTCCGTTGCATCCGGGATAACCGGTTCAATCGCATTACGGACAATGACTTCAGATGTTCCAAATGGCTGAGCTGCATAGAGGGACCTGAGGATGAGCCAGCGCATCTCTTCACGTCGTGCTTTTTCCAGATCGATATTCATTTTTTCTGCCCCTGTAATGCTTCGATGAGATCGCGGAGACGATCTAGTTTTGTGTTGATAACGACGTCAAATCGGACGAAATCCTCTTTCCTGACATATGACAGGGGAAGATCCACCTTCAGGCTCATGAGGGATCTTTCCAGTTCCTGAACGTCCTTTGGAATATTGGATAGATTTGATATTTTATCTTCCAGGTCGCTAACGCATTTGCCAAGCATCCATCTTTGGGTGGCGATTATCACCACGCTCCAGGCCGCTACCACTCCGATCAATGTTACAAATAGTTGCCAGTGTTCGGACATCCAGTCCTATCCCCTTTCGTGTTTCGCCTGACACTCTACACATCTGACTGCGTCCGGATTTGCTTTCAGCCTTGCA